CAGTTTGATCAGCAAGTCTGTCGATCATTCTTAAAGTGAATCCACCTAGATCTTTCTTAGTAGCTCTAGAACCATCGACATTGTCCCAACCCCATTTAGGATGGTAGTGAACAGTATCGAAAATTAAAGTAACATGATCATCATCATGCATAATAAAGTCTGAATTAGACGCATCAAATAAATCTCTAACAATCTTATTAAGATCGCGAGTCGAATTGATCGCTGTACGCATAGTAGCTGAGTATTTGTCGTTATCTACAAATCTTTTTGCCATATTAACTCTCCATGTTTATTAACAATATAGGTATATTATACCACATTATGACAAAAAGTAAACATCCCCGAAGGGATGTTTTGTATATCTCTGAAGGGATGATTTAGGGATGATTAAAGATCTTGAGTAAGATCCTTGAGTTTTCGAGATAGAGTGTTGTATTTGAATTCCCAATGCTGTGCTTCGGCAGCTTTGGTTTCATACATTGTTTTATAGTCAGGTTTCGAGAACCACTTTTGAAACCACATTTTGATCTTTTGTAACATATCTCCTCCTATACGTTGAAGTCAGAAAAATCGGATGCATCTTTCTTAGGTGTTACAGCTGTACTTTCGATCAGAGTTTGTGCATTCTCTTCAGCATCATACAGCTTCATTCTTGCACGATCAATACCAATAACAAAACGACGGAAAGCAGTAGGATCGTTATAACGGTTCTTAAGTTGTTTGACCATGATCTGACCTAGACCTTCTAGTTCTTCATTAGAGATCAGAGCAAACATCAGATCTGCAGTAGCTGGCAGACCGAACGATTCTGACGTGTCTTCAAGACCAACATCAGAGTTTGAGTAACCACTACGTGTTGTTTGTGTAGCAGATACAAGTGGTACATCAAATTCAACAGCAAGACCACGTAGTTCTTCGGCAATTGATTTGACATAGGTGTATGAGTTAATTGAACCACCCATACCTTTCATACGAGATGAAGCACAAATGTTCAGATAGTCAATAAAGATAATATCTGGAACAAAGTTCTTTTTGAGTTTGAGTTCTTTCAACAGAGCTCGGAAGTGACCGGCGTGTGCTGCACCGGTAGGATATTCTTTTACAATAAGCTTACCAATAGTCTTCTTAGCAATGTTCTCAATCTTACCACTAAATGTCTTACGATCCATATTCTCAAGTTGATCGATAGGCATGTTCATTAGGTTAGCATCGATACGTTCAGCAATACGTTCCTCTGCCATTTCCATAGTGATATACAGAACATTCTTACCTTGAGTCAAGGCAGAAGCAGCAACGTGACACATAAACAATGATTTACCCACACCGGTACCGGCAAGGGCAATATTCAATGTCTTACGTGGTAGACCACCTTTTGTGATCTTGTTGAAGTAATCTAGATCGAATGGTAAACGATCTTCTTCCATGTGATAGAAGTCGAAACGTTCTTCAGAGTTATTGATATAGTCGTGACCAATGTTCTGATCGAAGTTAACCGACAAAGCTTCTTGTAGGATCTCAGGAATAGCATTTTCGGTCTGTTCTGACTTACCATTAATGATCTCAATAGATTGCATGATAGCAAGAAATACAGAACGGTCCTTACACCACTTCTCTGTTTTCTCAAGTAGCCAATCATTATCTACTGATTCAGGTGTTGTTACTTCACTAATAAGAGCTGCAGCAGAAGGAAAGACCTCACTTGGCACATTAGCTTCTTGTAGTTCAATAGTCAAAGCTTCCTTAGTTGGAAGCTTATTATACTTTGAGACATAAGCTAAAATATTGTCGAAGACTACTTTATGTTCGTCCTCGAAATATTCTTTCTTAAGATATGGAACTACTCGACGTGTGAAGTCTTCGTTAGTGAGCAGATTCCTTAGGATTGTTGTCTGTATCGTCGGTTGCATGTTCGCCTATTTTATATTTACCGGTGTCAAAAGCGTCAGTGATAATATGTTGAAGCACTGCACCAACATAGTTATTAAAGTCTTTAGATTCAGTGAGTTCTTTCTCTTCATACTCACCTGAATCAATGACATTGTATTGAAATGATAGTGTAGCTTCACCATCACCGTTATCTACAACCTCATCGACTGTTGCACTGACACGTCCATATTCATATAGTACATCTTTATATTGAGTTTTTAAACGAACTGCCCAGGTTTCGGACATTTCGTTCTCAGCAAAAGTGTAATCATCATGGGTAATATTATACACTGTTTTAGTCCTCTTGTACAATGTCACCATCAATTAATGACTTGTGACCAATTGTATATTGTGACTTGACGAACTCTTGGAACTTAGGATCGGTTAATATCGGTTCCCAAAAAGTAGGTAACAACGTCTCTTTAAGTCGAACTTTTGGTTCAACCAATTCACCAGTGTCACGGTTAACACGACAATACCAACCATTGGAAGGCTTACTAGCCCAGCCACCAGCAAGAGCAATATCCAGAAGGCCGCTATAAGTTTCGATGCCACCTTCCCAAGAAACTGAGACAGGGATTTTAGACTTTTCTTTAACATATCTTGATTTTTCTACATTAATAATGAAATCGTATCCGACAATATCTGTACCCTCTTTGTTCTGACGACGGCCAAGAATCCAAATGTTATCAGCTGAATAATAGATACCAGTACCACCACCTACAACATCTTTAGGGAATAGACCGATCTCTTTATATGTATGATTTACGGCAAGTAAAGGAATATTCTTCATAGTAAGATATGGAGTCACCATACGGAATAGACCTTTGAGAGCTTTAGCACGAGACATATCTGCAACAGACTTCTCATTCAATGCGTCTTCAAGTTCTTTCTTAGAAGCAAGGTTACCGATAGAATCAATAACAATTACAACCTTGTCACCACGATCGATATTATCAAGCTGTGATACAAGATCAAATTTAAGTTGTTCGACGTCAGTGATTGGTGTATGTAGAACACGATTGACGTCAATACCGAATGTTTCAAAATATGATTGTGGTGAACCAAATTCTGAATCATAGAATAGCATAACAGAATCTTCATACTTCTTCATATATGCACTTGCCATAAGCAAAGCAAATGAAGTCTTGAAGTGCTTAGATGGACCAGCAAGAACTGTCAGTCCAGGTGTCAAACCACCTTCGAGAGAACCAGAGAGTGCAACGTTAATCATTGGCACTTCGGTTGGGATCATATCCTTTTCACTGAAAAGAACTGAATCTGATAGAATAGCAGTATCTTTAATCTTACTATTCTTTTTAAGTTTATCCATTACAGACATAGTATCATCCTTTTAAAAATATACATGGTATATTATACCATAAAAGCATCTAGTTGTACACTACTATTTGTGGGTTCACCTTGACGTTGTTCCCAACCAGATTCCCAACCAGAGTTGTTTGTAATTGTTGAAGGCACGTGGTCAAATGTATCATCAGATCTTGGAACATAGTTCTGTCCAAATCTTACGAAGTCACACATAACGTCTTCATTATCTCGTGGCGCACCCCCGATTCGTTCGCACAGTAAATCCATAAACTCATCTGTGCTGTAACCACTTGATAACACCTTCATGCAGCGAACTGCGTTATTACCAAAATATCCATGAGACATATCATCAACCAAATCCTTGTGATAGTCACCTAGATCATAAGAGAAGGCAGCATAAACAAAGTTAAATCGTTTATGTCCTTGGTCTATATTGTAACCATTAAGATAGTCTACGATCTGTTTATGAGTCTTTTTATCACCTGATGATAACCATTCCATAAACCTATCAAGTAATGGTTCGAGTTCATTAACCATGAAATCCAAACATGTTACACCCTTTCGAGGTGATGGAGGTTGGTTACCAATAGAAGTAAATAATGGTTTACCAATACTCTTGACATGTATCATATGATCTTTCATATCTTTTATATCTCTAAGGTTACCCCAATGTTGAATTGCATTATTGCGATATCCATGATCTCTTGTGAATGAAGCACCTGATCCTGTAATACGATGCGCCATATAAACATAGAACCAGGTTTTAGTATCCCACGAACTAGTATTATATCCATCAATTAATTGACGACGATCATCTTTCTGATGATGCCATTTTGGAGTCTCGGTCATAAACTTCAGATCTTGAAGTACGTTTGAGAATCCAGCTGCGTTACGCGTGTAACAGTCATAGATATCGATTTGCTGCATCAATGGATCGTTGACGGCTTTATCAGCCTCCGGAGAATCATAGCCTAGCTTACCCCAGTTACAATTATCTTGTAACCATTTGGCACGAGGATAATAATAATCTGCTAGCACATCAAGTGCTTCTTCATTAACCCACTTCTTTGGCATTCTTCTTCCAGTCTCTATATGAATCTATACGATCATAGATTGTTTCATCTTCTAATACAGGTTCAGCACCAACATTCCAGAATAGAATATCCTTACCTGAGTTCTTTGGAATATATTTCCATACTTTACCATCATAGGTATCTATATTGGGAAATGGCGGGAGATTCTCTTTCTTCTCATGAGCAGTAAATGCAAGAGGATCTGAAATAGGTGTAGCCCGACCTAGTTCTCCGGCTTTCATATTACGTGATACACAAACAGAAGTGAACTTAGCATTAGGCCATGCAATCTGTAATCCTCGTGTTAATACACCTGTTGATGTAGCACAATAGACTTCTTCCGGTTCTTTAATAGATGATGCAACCTTTACAATACCTGCTGTCACCATTTCATGTTTCAAACCAAGAGGAACGAAGAATACGTTAGGTCTTTCTTCTGCCCATTTCTTTGCAATAAGATTTAGATTAGGCATTGCAGCAATACGATGAAAATCATATTCACAACCACGTTCAATACAACAAGCTTGGTGATGTGAGATTCTTTTAGATGAAGGCATGAATAACATAACTTTCTTATTATGTCGTTTTGCTACATCTAGAATTGATACACCTGCAAGTCCAGTTCTTGGTTGAACGTAACAGATTGTATCGATATGTTCTGGGAGGGAAGAGATAAGACAATCTCCACCACGTACCTTCGAGCCGGTAATATAGTCATCTCGGACTACTCTAATTCCTTCGTGCTCTACTACTTTTGGTGGACCATACGGATCTTCCCAGTTCTTTGCCAATTCCAGGTAATACTCTTTTGGATCACCATAGAATGGATTAATGTCTTTATTGATTCCGTCAACGACGTGTTTATTATGCGCCAAGAGGTGATTCTCCCCAATTGTTTCTATAATAAAATGGTGGTGCAATATGGAATGAACCACCTAGTTCCATAAACGTTTCGGCATACTTCTTTGGATCCATTGTGTACCATTCAGATGGTGGATCAATAGTCATATTGCCAGATTGATCTTCAATCAAACCAATGAATCTCTTTGTAAGTTCTGCACGTTCTTGTTGGGTACCATAGAATGGAGTTTTCTTATAGTATCCAGTCTTAGGTATACGTCTTTCTTCATGCTCAACCGGAACAGGATAAGCATAGTAAACTGGCACATCGTATTTAGCTTCGAGTTCTGTACCTTGTTTGATATATTCTTTAACTAGATCGTCGACTGCATTGTCGCCATGTCGAATAAGATGATGGCGGATATCAATAGAACCAAAAGAAAGATAAATGGAATCAGTAGGGACACAACCTCTGAGAAGACTGACCAAGCCGTTCTTAA